AAATTAGCCGACCCAGTGCCACCGAGGTATACACCGCCTGATAGGTAGAGGTCTTTGAAGCGTCTATTTGATAATCCTAAGTCCGCAGTAGCATCTCCAACGCTAGGATAGAAAACTGCATCCGACAACCTGTAAGCGTCTGCATTATTTCCTGTACCTAAAATTAAGTCCCCCCCTGAACCCGATTGAATTTGCAGACGGTTACTATTAGCACCAATACTACCTACAGTGGTGTTGTCTTTGCGGAACTCCACAATGTCGCCATCTGATGTTAGGCGGTTGAAAAGACTGGTGTCGCCATTCACAGTAGCATAAAGTCTACCATTGGCGCTTGCTACAATACCTGTATCAGTTGCATTTATAGCAGTCTTACCCACCAACAAGTTTCCTGACGTGTCAATGCGCATACTTTCTGCGTTGTTTACAATAAAACGCATACTGTTGTCAGAGTGGTGGTAATCTAAAATGCCAATGTTGACATCGTCAGGGTCGGCAAACATGATGCGACTAGGGTCTGTGTTTTGAGCAGTAAGTGCTAAAACAGCTTGTCCAACTGTACCATCATCATATATTTCTAGTTGTCTACTAGGAGAACTAGTACCAATACCCACATTAGATCCACTAACTGTTATAGCATCTGGTATGTTAATTAAGTCTGTTTGCTTACTCATTAGGTTTGCTCCAGTACACTCACAATTACGTCACAACTCGATGCTGTGTCACTTGTTACGACAACTGTGTCAGTCGTCTCCAGGATGATCTTACCGTCTAAGACTGAGAGAGCAGAACCTGCTGGTATCGCTACGCTTTTAACAACGTAAACACCTGCTGCCTGTACATCTACTTTTATCTGTGATGCTGTTCTATTAGCTAAGTTACAACCGATCATCACTGATGTAGTTGAACTTGGTACTGTATATGTAGTTGTAGCACCTGTACCTACTGAGGCGCTTGTGTAGTTCTTAAATGTATTTGCCATTGTTTATATCACCCTAATGCTATGCTTAGCGCCAATGCATTTGATTCTGCAGTGGCTAGTAAGGTAGCTTTGTTGTCTCCATCTAAAGTTTCTGCGTCTACATTTAAAGCATTTACAAAAGATTGTGTTACTCTTGCATCTATTGCTGAGTTTGCTCTTGCTGTAGTATAGTATAAGTTAGTACCCTCTGACAAGTTAGAAGTTGACTTAGCACTAAAAGCTGTATCAAATCTACCAGACGTATAGTATAGGTTAGAACCCTCAGAGAGATCACTTGTACTCTTAGCTGTAAATGCTGAGTTAAACCTAGCCTGAGTGTAATATAGGTTAGAACCCTCAGCTAAATCTCCAGTGTTATGATTACTTAGAGATGAAACTGTTCCAGTGACGTTACCTACAAGGTTAGTCGCTAGAGACTTGTTCATAGCCCATCTGTCATTAGATGAGTCATACGTAAATGTAGCGTTAGCACCGTCTACTGTAAGCCCAGCGCCATTGGCTGCACCTGCATTAGCTGCACCCTGCGCTACTGTAATGTTTAAATCTGATACAGATAGATTAGAAGAGTTTACTGTTGTAGTAGTACCATCAACCTGTAAGTTACCTGCAACTATAAGTGTACCAGTATTGTCACCATGTGCAGCAGGGTCTATCGTGAATGAGGCAGGACCTCTGATATAACCTGTTGTAACTATATTGCCTGTACTTAGTGCATCATTAGCGTCTAAGTAAACAGCCTTGTCTGCAGGGAGTGTGATAAACACGTCCTTAGTACCTGCAGTAAAGCTAACAGCACTGTCGCTGTTGCTACTCTCTAGTATAGTTGTTCTTGTAAGTACACCTGAATTGTATGTACCTAATCCTACTTCCCACTCATCTGCATTACGGTGAGAAATAGCGTAGTATGTAGTATCACTGTTGGCAAGGGCAGAGCTAAAAGACTCAAAGCCTGTAACAGCGCCACCCAACGTAACAGCACCAGTGCCTGATTGCGTTAGATGCGTCTGCTGTTGGGAATTGTACCACAAAGTCACCATTAGTAGATGTCTTAGTACCGCCAAAGCTTATCACTGCTATAGCCTTGTTAGCTTGTGAAGAGTTATAGATGATACAACCATCTGCAGAAACTGTAGCAGAAGACCATGTAGTGTCTGCAAAGTCTACTGTAGCAGTTGAACCTGATAGAGCAATAGTTGCGCTACCTAGTGTGTTACCACCTGTAACGTAGTTAGTACCAGTAGCCTCATCTGAGTTACCTGTTACTGCACTATAATTAGCTGTAGATGCATTATAAGTACCCGACTGTGAGTTCTTAATTAATGCTATTTTAATTGTGTCTGTATCTAGATCGTGAACACCACCAAGTAACTCTTGCTTGAAGCTGTTGCACATCGCCGTTGTAATAGCCATTGGTTATGTCCTTTGTTTATAAATGCACAAAAGGGCCAGCATAAAAGCCAGCCCCTAAGTTATTAGTTATATTAAGCAGCGTTAAATTTAGCTGTTACAATAGCTTCTGGGCGTAAGATCTTGCGGCCATATAGGTGCATCCCACGGCAGATGTCTGCAAAGCTATCTGGGTCACGGTATGTTTCCACTTTTGATAACTGTTCTGCAGTTGCTACTGCTGAGTCATGTCCAGCTACGATAACACCATAGTTAGCGTTTTGGTTAGCTGTACCTGATGTACCTGCGCCTGTACCTACTGCTGGTAAGTTGTTTGACTGATAAACACGGAATCCGTGAATGTTTGCAGCCAATAAACCGTTCTGTAGTCCTGCACCACCGAAGTCTGCATTTAATAGGCGAGAATCCTCGTCTTTTAGCATTTCGATAAACACTGGGTCAAGTACGATCCATCTACCTCTAGTATCAACATTTGCTACATCCATTGTACGAGACATACGTGCTAGTACTTGTAATGGTGTTGCAGTTGATGCAGAAACAGCAGTTGCACCTGTTAAGCGTGGTGCTAATGGGATCGAGTGATCACCTGCAGATGTAGTTGTGATGTTACCGAAGTCACCCTTTTTCAACTTGTTTGCAGCTAATAGTTCGTCTGATCCTGCAGCAGCGTCTGCTTTAGTACCATTTACTGTTGTGTTTACAGCGTTTGCAGTTGTGAAACCAGCTAAGTACTTAAGAACATCATTGTCCATTGAGTCAGCCATTTTGTATGCTGCACGGTCTGTTGAAAGACGCATGAAGTCTACGTGTGAATGAGCTTCTTCAATATCGTCCAATTTAAATGCAAAGTAGTTTGCTTTGTCGATAGTTAGTTTAAAGTCTGCATCAACTAAATCTTGTGTTGAAACCGCAGTACCACGAGCTAACGCATTAACAGTGATATCTGGCTCTTTAAGAATGCGCACTGAGTCGCCTTGTCCAGAAATCTCACCAAAATAGTCAGAGTTTGTGATTGCAGAAATAACAGCAGATTTTCTAAATGCTAACTGTGCTTGTTTTGAAAAGATCTCAGATGAGAAGTTTCCGTTGTTCAGGTTGGTATAACCTGATGCCTTTGTAAATGCCATAATAATTTCTCCTATAGATATGACAGTGGGGGAAGTAAAACATCATATCCACACAAGAGGCCAATACTTTTCTAGAGTATCTCTATTGCTAGATTTGCGGTCAAGCAGTAAAGGGTCTATACTTTATCGGGTAGTTCTTTTAGTGGCTAGTGCTTAAAAGTTAAAGCATGTGCAGGTAGTTGATACCTAGCACTGCACATACCATAGTTTTATCTATTAATGTCTTAGTGTCAAGTGTTTATTAGGACATATCATAGATAAATTTACCAGAGCGCATTGCACTCATGATTTCGTCTTGACGTTCCTCATACTCTTTGAGGGACATCTTTTTAACCATTGACTCGCTTAACGTCTTGCTAGACTCTTCTGCATCTACTACAGTACGTCCACGAGACTTGACTGCTGATGCTGCGCCTTTGTCTGCGCTGGGCTTCTTAGTTTTAATACCCTTGTCTAGTTTATACATGTCTATAACACGGGCTACAGACTTAACGTCTTCAGAGTTTTCATACAAAGCATCCTGATAGACTTTAGGTTGAGTATCTACCCAAGCATGAAATGCATCGTCTGCTCTTATAGCTTCAAAGTCAGGATGTATTGCTACAAGTTGTGCTTCAGCTTTTTCTCTCTTAGCTGTAGAGCGTAACTCTTCTATCTCTTGTAGTCTTGCATCTAGATCAGAAGCTCTTTCGTTAGCCTTCTTTTCAGCTATGGCTTCAACTATACCTGCTACATCTGGGTACTTACTTGTCCATGCGTCTATCTCTTCTTTAGACTTAGGAAGTACAAGCTCGTTCTTTGCTGCTTTTTCTAGTTGATCTTCTAAGCGTTTTATCTGTGCTGCTTGCTTCTTTTCTGTTTCAGCCATGTGTCTTTGTATATCACCATAGCGTTTCTTGAAGCTCTTCTCTTCAGCACTTAACTCTGCATCATCTTCCGATGCTTTGGTTTCCTCTTTGGCTTCTTCTTGTTTGGTATCACTTGCATCCGATACTTCGGTTGTCTCAGATCCTTCGCCATTGGGTTCTTCTTCAGGGGTTTCATCACTAGCCTCTTCAGCTACATCACCCTTTAGTAGTGCTTCTAGCTCTGCTTCAGCTTCTTTAATTTTAGCCTCGTTACGTTTGTGTGTATACGAGTGCATTGTCTCTTCAGTTAGTTGTGACATATTTAGTTCCTTATGTTGGGGTCAGCACAAGTGCCGAGTATCCTTATATTTATATGGTATTGTCGTTATTGTTTATTTCTTTTTAGGTTTACTTGCTAATCCACCCTTAGAGAAGCCACCGCCTCGTTTAACTTTAGAAGCCATAGTCTCTTTTTTATTTACAGTTCTTTTTCCTGTTGTGCCTGATGCTTTAGCCATTTCTTTAGCTAGATTGTCTCTATTACTCTGCTCATTTCTTCTATTGTTATCAGCAATAACTTGATTAGTTACAGGAGTAGTCTTACTTTTAGATTTAGATTTTGTAGAAATATCCTTTAAATCATCAGGTCTTAGTCTAGGAGTTATATCAGATTTAGGTATTATGAATCGCTCATCTATCTCTTCTTTATTAGGGTTGAGCATATTTCCTACGCCACCAACAACTTTACCTAAGAAAGAATCACCCATATTTATATCACCATCAGCATTCTTATCGTGTATTTCTCTTATACGTTTCTTAACCTCCATAAACTCTTTACGGCTAGGGTCTTCTAACTCTAGTGTATCTAACTTAGCATTAACACCATCTAGCATCTTGTTAGCATAATCCCGTTTAGCCATACCATAAAGCATACCACCACCAGGTATAAGCACATTAGATAGACCTCCAATTATAGTATCTGCTAAACCGCCTACTTTATCAAGCTCACGATTATAAACATCTACACCTATGTCTGGGTCAGAAAAATCAACAGGTTTAGGAGCATTTTCGAGTGCGTTAGTTCTGTCATCTTTATCTCTTCTATTATCAACTGTCTCTACAGGTTGTACTGGTGCTGTGTCTGTTGTAGGAGATGCACCCTTAAGTACGTAACCTTCAGGTATAAATGTTAGAGGCATACCATTCATAAATTGTGCATACAGTATTTCACCATTAGGACCTATATATTCTTTAGTCTCTAAACCTGCCATAGATGTACTAGGAGAAGTCATACCACCATCAGCATAACCAGACATATAACCACCTTTGTTCATTGTAGGCTGTCCATCATCTACCATCTGTAGTTCTGAAACATCAAAAGGTAAACTTTCTTCTGCTACAGGCTCTCCACCAATACGTCCATTAGCTTGCATTTGCATAAAGCCTTGTTTAGCTTCATTACGTAAATCTTCGAAGAACTTAACACCATAGTATTTGACTACATCTGCAGGTACAACATACTCGCCTTCACTTAGTTTAGCATCTATATCGTCTCTAACCTCTTCTGGTTCTGAACCTAGAGGTACTTCATTACCTGATACAGGATCTACTTCTTGTCCACGTACAGATTTAAATACTGCTTCTGTTTCATCATTTAGTGCCATTAATACGATCCCTCATGTATTTTAGTTGTCTAAGTGTACGAATAGCACCCTGATGTCTGTAGATCTCTACGGTATCAGATATACTTTCCATACTTTTATGTTCTTTAGTTATGAGAGCGTCCATCTCTTCTGTGAACGCATCCCATGTTGGTTTATTGTTTACTAAACTTTTAAGCGACATTACCACTAAACCCTTGTTCACCTGGAACTGGTGCTGTTCCTATACCTATTTGTCCACCTCCACTACCAGATGTGTCCTGTACGCCTCCCTGTGGGGAGCTAGGGGCTTGTTGAGCGCCTTCTGGGGTTGGGACACCTTCTGGAGCTACAGGCGGTGGTGCTGGCTGTTGGAAGCCTTTGAGGATCTCTGCTTGTATTGCTGCATCCTGCATAGAGTTAGTAACCTTGTCTGGGTCTAGATCCATAGACTTAGCTATCTCACGTATAATGAAGTCCATCTTAGCAAATGGTGCTAATACTGGATTCTGTGCTACTTGTAAGAACTGCATTAAGCGCTGGGATCTTACTTCGTTAGCCATTAGGCTTTCTGTACCAGATGCTCTTACCTCTAAGTCACCACGAATTGACTCATCAAAGTCAAACTGCATATTGAAAGCAAAGAAGGCTCTACCCAATGGTCTTACAAGATAATCATCAACATTTTTAACTACTGTACGTATTGAACCATTAGCAGCACCCATAAGCATAGATATACCACTTGCAGTACGCCCAACGCCTGATACTCCTGTTTGACCATGTGCAAAACTTGGGAAACCAGTACTCTCATCTGCTAAAACTCTAGCCTTATCAAATAGTTGAATGTTTTCTTGTGCTACGTTAGGGAACTTTGTGCCGAAGATAGCCTGTCCTGGTGCGCCGCCCTGTCTTCTAAACGTTTTTCCAGGGTACACAGACATATCTTGTCCAGGAACTAGGTTAGTTTCGTCTATCTCAATAATAAGATTACCAGATAATGCAGCATTGTCAATAGCCATACGCATAAAGCCATTCATCAGTGTCTGTGTATCATCCATGTTCTCAGCAATACCTACGCCAAAGAAGCTGTATGGGTTATGTTCGAAGGGTGTAGCATAGTAAGGAATGCGTGAAGGCTTGAATGGATTAAGTACAAAACGTATAACTTCACCATTACAAACCCAGATATTACAGTTAAGTTCATCTAAGCCTTTGTATTCACTAGGTATATTTACACCATTCTCTTCTAGATGTTCTATATCTACGAAACCCCAGAACTCCAGTACTTCCCAACGCTCTGAATCAGCTTGGGTTTCATCGTCAACCATAGCCATTTCCCAGTGCTTCTGAACATAATCAGCGCCCTTGTGGATAGCCTCTTGTATTGCGTCTTTCATAAAGTAAGGACGTGTCTTTAAGGAGCGCAACTGTGTCCGTGACATCTTATGGCGCTCAACCACGTATTCAGCATCATCCATAGATGTAGCTTCTGGGTCTGGGTAAAAGTTCCACGCTGATACGTGGCTTGTCTCTGGTACTGTTTTAACTATAGGGTCATACTCACCCTCTTCATTCCAGTTAGGATATTCTTTATCTACAGCGAATGGGCCTTTCATTACACCCGTACCAAGTAGTGCCATCTCAAAAGCCATACTACGTAAGTGTATAGTAGCACCAGATTCGTTTAACTGGTCATGTATCTTCTTTTCCATCTTCTTAGCTGCAATCATTGCAGGATGGAATGTAACAGTTGTAGGTGTAGTACCGTCACCCTCAATAAGCTTTTCAGATACAGGTCCTAGCTTATCTGATAGAGGTCCTAACCTTCTTGATAAATCTAAGAGTGTTTCGCCAGGATTTAACTTGCTTTCACCATCTATTAAGTATGGCGTAGCAGGTTTAATTTGTGTAACACCAGATAAAGCATCTCCTGCTGCAGCGGCATTAGGATCAACATTTATGTGTACAGACTCAGCTACACCATCTGGTAAGATAGATGGATCTACTGTAAGTGGAAACTTGTTGTTACCAAATAATACGTCAACTATCTGACCATATGCCGCTAGAGTTTTAGTCTTTGTAACCTTAACGAATACACGAGACTTTTCTGTATCTGTAAATTGTACATCAGGACTGTATAACCCTCTGTAGTTACGATAGGCTCTTAACCAACGTTCTTCATCACCCTGTCTTGCATCTTCAGAACGACTAAAGCGCTCCTCTACGAAAGCTACTACATCAGGCTTAGAGTCGAAGATGCTTTCTTTGCCATCCTCTGCTGCTGTTACTTCATCTGTTTCGTAAGATAGTTCATCCATATTTAGTATCCAAACTTGTTATCTGCAGCTTGAAAGCCACTTCGTTGTTTTGCTGGGTCAAAGTCCCATATAGAGCTACGAGGTCTTGTCATGATTCCATAACGTAATGCATCGTATAGGTGGTCTTCTGCGTGAGTATCTACGTCTTCTGGGTTACGCTTATCCAGAGGTAGTGCAGGTAGTTGTGTTATAGTGTTAGTACATGAAGCCATAAATACAATTCTAGGCTTTTCTGTAAACTCATCTACCTGTAATCTTCTGTGTATTTCGTTCTTACCTGACACACGAGAACCTCTTGACCTGTCTGAGGGTCGCCATCTACAACCCTTCTGGTTCATCTGTTCGGCTAGGGATGGACCTGTATCACCCCTGTTATGCCAGAGTGAAGAGTCTAACACTCCATAACGTATTGTACCATCACCAGACTCTGCATCAAGAACCATATCAGCTAAATCAGAAGCTGTAACTTTAGAACAATAGAGTTCCCTGTAGACAATGAGTTGTTCATCAGGGGCAACAGCGAACCAAATAACTCCTGTGTAGCTACCGTAACCGTAGTCACAAGCTCGAAACCGTGTCCAGCTAGAAGGGATTTGGAAATCGTCAACAACGTGTATAGCTCTATTAAACTCAGGGAAGGCAGCACCTTCGTTTACGTCCCAATTACCTTCTAGTAACTGCTTTCTTTGGTGTTCTGGTAGTGACAAAAGCATTGCTTCGTAGTCACCACTCTCAGCTAAGTATGGATTATCAAACAAACTAGCTGGAATAAATCTTCTCTTAAATAAGGGCTGACCTGCTTTACTGTGTCCTGCAGGGTATCTTATCGTTTCACCTGTCTCTACACTCGTAGCCCAGTAAGACTTATTAGCAGGAGCAGGATCAATAAACATCTTCTTAACCCAAGAGTGTCCACTGCCACCAGGGTTTGTCGTTCCACGCATATACAAACCAAGCTTATCAGAGTGTGCAGATCTCAAACGTGATCTCATATAGTCCCAAGCGTAAGGGCTAGACCACTGTGTAAGTTCATCGAATCCAATCCAGTTAAAAGCCTGACCTTGGTAGCGTGTAACATCGGTATCTTTATCCAGATAAGACATCCACAGTCTACCACCTTGAGGTGAAGTCCACTGAGACTTACGTTCTGACCATTTGATCCCAGGTATAGCACGAGGGTATAACTCCTGCGACTTTTGTATTAACTCTCTTAGTTCCTCTGTAGTATGACGTACAAGTAGACCACTAAAGTTAGGGTCATTTAAGCCATGAAGAGGGTCTGCAAGCATCGCATATGATTTACCTCCACCTGCTGAGCCGCCATATAGTACTTCTCGTTCTGACGCAGATAGAAACTCTGACTGAGGTCCAGGGTTAGGCTTGAATACAACGTCTTGAGCTTCTTCTATGTTGTATGGTTCAGCCTTAACCTGCGCTGGGCTAGTCTGTATCTTCTCTGGTGGTGTAGTATCCTGTGACACCTTTTTCGAGCTTTTCAATTTCCGCAAGGGTTTCTTCGAGCCTTTTGGCAAGCTTGCGTTTAATGTTAGCTGCTTTTTTACGTCTTCGCTCAATGGCTATTCTCTTCTTTAGACCTACATGGGAGATAGAGCGACCTGTTTGTGTTGTTAACCAATTCGCTACTTCCCTGTAACTATACTGCCTTAAATGTTTCTTGGCAAGCAGTAATGCTTCTAGTTCGTGTGGTATAGGTTGAAACAGTTTCTCATTATCTGGATCAATCTTATAACCAAAGGGTACTACACGAGCCGCTACTCTAACTACAGGATGCCAAACCTTATCACTCTTTTTAGGTTTAGGTAATTCCCAGAATCCGAAGTCTCTATCGTAATCGTATTCAGACAAGGCTACTCGTTCTTGCCCTCTTTAGGTGGAAGATAGAATATACCCCCACCAGAAGATGATACATCTACTTTTTCGACTTTACCCAACCCTGCACGATCAAGTAGATCTTTTGCAGCAGCCATTTTATCTTTGATACCAAGCTCCGTAGGATCGGATAAAGCATTGACCATAGCCATTGCAGCTTTTGGAGCAGTCCTAGAAAAATAAGTACGAGTAGCTTCACTAATTTCATCTTTGAGAGATTCGACAATAAGTCTTGTAGGTGTATTTTCACTGTATCCTGCTATCTTTTTTGCTGAAACCACGTCTCCACCTGCCTCGTCAAACAAGACTTCTAGAAACTTTTGTTGGTTTGGTGTTAAATTACGTGCCATTGGCTTTCCTTATAGTGGTTTGTCCACAAGAGTATCATATGCTTTCCATATGTCATCTATTTCAATTTGGTATTCGTTAAGCTTATCACCCAGACTATCCGTGATCCCAGTAGATCTCTCAACTTGACTACGTAAGTCAAGCAACTCTTTCTGTTGTTCCAAGATTGTTTGCATCTGTGTGCTAATCGTTGACAACCTTGTGTTAAGACCTCTAACGTCATTATCTGCTACCGCCTGTTCTATTGCTTGAATACGAGAGCTAAGATCAGCTTCCATATCCTGTGATTTAACTGTTAAGTCTGCGTGTACACTTTGTATATCTACATTCAGACTAGATTCAACTGTTTGAATGCGTGTACTTAGTTCGTTAGACTTAGAGTTAAACTTACCTGAAGCCTCTACTACTGTCTCAATACCTGACTCTACAGCGTAGAACCTTTGTAGTGTGTCATATCCATAGTATATACCGCCACTAAGAGATCCTAGTATTGGCAGGGCAGCAGCTATGTACCACCCTTTAAAAGTAAACCCACCAACTTTAACTTCTGCATCTTCTATCATAATATTTCCTACATGTTAGAGGAAGCTGACCCGTGTTGCATGATGTAAGCTCCTGCGCCGTATACATCGTCTGCATCTTTCATATCTTCTGTAAGGTAACCATTCCAACCAGTGCCGTATCCTGAATCATCCCAAGATATAACAAACTCGTCAACTGCTTGTGTATACGTAATAGCTGTATATGTTCCAACCATTATGTTATTACTTGCAGTGTAGTTATCTATACTTGTAGTCAACTCCGTATTGTTAGCTGCAGCCATGAAAGCACCTGCTTGTTGAGCATACTCTGCTACTGCATCAAGTGCGTTATTATAGTCGTCAACTTCAGAAGCGTCAAGACTATATTCGTCTGTAGCCATCATCTCTTGTAATGCAACCTGTTCTGGCTTCGTATCTGCTTCTGCAGCAGTGTCAGCAACAGATGTAGCAGTCATTAATACAGATGTAGCATCACCAAGTACATCAACCGCCGCAACTAAGTTATTCATAGCCGCAGTATGTTCTTGGATAAACAACTGATTCGCATTTGAGGCTGTAGCATAGTCATGGTTCATAACTTTACTCTTAGCATCTAAGTAAGCGCCTAGCATTGCTGAAGTTACTTTAGCTCCGTCTAATGCTCCATCAACAATAACGCCACCAACTTCAGCATAGCCTACTGCCCCAATACCTAAGTTTAAAGATAGTTGTAACCGATTATCTATAACGTTAATAGAGTTAATCAGTGACTGTATCTTCTGATCCCCCGTCTGGTTGTAGTCGGGTGGTGGAAGTGACTCTGCGAGTAGACCTGAACCGTTCACTAATAGAGCGAGTGTCCCTACTGTTGTTAGTAACTTTTGCTTGATTGATTTCATCTGTTAAATCCTCTCCTATTCTTAATAGACTATCCCAAAATTCTTTATCTTCTTCATACCCTACTATAAACGCTTGAGGGTTTTCTCTATATTTATCTACTGCATCTTTACCCATCAGTAGCTTACCAGTTAAAACATCCATGATAGGGCAGGGCGTACTGGCTAAAATCATGGCCTTAAAAACATCAGGATCACCACAGATTGTCGATATCCCAGAAACTTGTAAACCAAGACCCCCTATTTGTTGTGGAGTCCCTAAAAGTCTAGCGTTCTTGCGTCTATTACAGTATGCATCTTGTACCATTGCACCCTGAGATAAACCAAACAAACTTACCTGAAAGCCCATCGTTGTAGGCATTAAACAGGAATCGTTTCCACCACCACCCATAACCGTAGGTGCTATACTGGACATAACAGGAGCTTTTTCACCTGCTCCCGTTGCGTTGTAATTATTAGTCTCACTTGTAGAAGAGTTATTACTGTCTACAGTTGAGTCTTGGTAGTTATTACTGAAATCACCAGTTACATCGTTACTTTGTACACTTGTCGCCAAGCACATCTGTAAGATCAGCGTCCATGCACATAAGTTGTAGTGCTGCAGCTTCTTGACCGATGAGTGATAATGTTTGTGCATCTAAATTCCGTTGACATTTCTTATTATCAGGAGGACAAGAGAGAGGCATTACTAGTGATTGAGTACTACAAGCAGTAGTTATACTTAGCAAAAATACAAATGCAAGCAGTATCTTAGTCTTTGTTGTAGTACCTATGAAGGATATCACCACGAGTAATCCCTATATCGTGTAATTCTCTGTCTGTTAAGTTATTAAGTAGATATAAGTCTGCACTTGCTTGGCGAGACTTGATAATGTGTTTGTTTACGCCTGAAATAGCGGCGAATATTGATTTAAACATAATTTGTATACCTTTATACGTTTAAGACTACCCATTGTAGCCTTTACGCACACAGTTATACTGATATGTAGTTGATCTTATACAGATAATTCTGCATACCCGTTATGTTCTTATCATAACTATTTACCCTACAGGTACAAACGTCTCTGTTACTGTTAATATTGTATCAATATGCCCAGCGCTGGAAGGTAATATTTGTATTTTGTCTCCAGGTTGCAGTATTAGGTCTATATTAGAGAAAGAAATGTAATCACTATGCGTAATAGCCTTAGCACTTAAGAAGTGAGACGTATAAGTGTCTGCAGCAGTGTACCATTGTATTGAAACAGTGTTACTTCCTGATGTAGCACCATTCACAACGTGTATAAACGTTACTTCAGCAGTACAATTAGCAGGACATACATACACATCTTCTACAGTTGTACCTGTATTGTGTCCATAAACAGACTTCATACGTGCAGGTTTACCTAAATTGTTTAACGACATGCTACCACTTTACCTTATTTGCCCAGTAAGCTGCACTCATCTTACCTTTTTTAATGTTTTTACCGTGTCTAGCCTTAAATGAAGCACGTTTCTTCTTCATTCTGTCAGATTCACCTGCTTTAGGCTTACCTGCAGTGCTTGCACCCTTCTCACCAAACTTAATATACTTGTACTTACCACCCTCAGAAGCCATTACGTGATGGGATTTACCACTATCATCGTTTAACCGTTGTGGTTTATTAACGCCTTTCAACCCAGCGCTCTTCATTTTAGTTTTGACCCGTTCAGGTATAGCCATTATGCTTTCCTCGTTCTACCAGAAGCTGTAGTAGACCATTTCACTTTCTTAGAGCTAGTCTTCTTAGCCGCTTCTTTCTTAGTTATCTTACCTGCTACAGCTTTTGGCCTACAAGCAGGGTAGGGGCGTTTAGACTTAGAAGCTGATTTACGTCCACAAGGCTTACCTGTCTTAACGTCTACCCACTTCTCGCCATGCCATTTACCTAAGCCACCCTTTTTAGGCTTTTTTGCTGACTTTGTTTGCTGTCGAGCCACTGTACTTACCCCCTCTTCTCTTGTATTCCTTTACAAGCCAGGATGATGCATACGCACTAGGCCATACTTTAAACTTCTTCTTAGCCGCAGCACGAACAGTAGCATACAACTTCTTATTGGTAGGTGTAGGAGACTTAGCCATAGTTAACCCTTATAAGATGCACCGCACTTGGCGTAGCCACCCTTGTTGTAACCCATCTTCTTAGTCATACCACCCTTAGAGTAGCCACCCTTCTTTTTATTTAAACACTTTCCTGCTTTAGCACACTTAGCTTTAGTTGGACAGGTACTACAATTCTTAAAGTTAGGCATATTATCTCTTTCCTGCTTTGCTGTTACGTTTAATACTTCTGTTCTTACTCGCCTTCTGAACACGAAGGTTAGTTCTTCTGTTATCGTTAGGGTTGCCATTCTTGTGGTCAACATCCTTACCGTCATGCTTCTTGACTAACCCAAGTTTTTCCATCTTATGTCTAGCTCTCTTACGTGCAGCATTAGCTTTCATACGCTTAGGAGACTTATCGTACTTGCCTTCACCAGACAGAGTGTAATTACGGTTAGTCTTCTTGGCTGTAGTTTTCTTAGGGGTCGGCATAGGGTCTCTTTCTATCAGGGTCTAACACGTCTTTACGGTCTAACATACCCTCAAGGTACATAGCTCGTTCTACGTGATCAAGAGTGTAGCGTACTCCAGTGTCTGCTTCTATAGCAGATCTAACATAAAATACGTCACTCATAGGAATGTGTACACGTTGGAAGGCTCTAGGATCATTTCTAGCTAAAGCAGAGTAAAACTCATCCAATATGTTTTCACATGCATATAGTTTTATTGGTTTGCTTGGCATTGTCAACACATAATAAAGGGGAAGGAAGCCGATATGTGTCGCAAACTACGTATGAGGAGGTTTTGGGAGGAGAGAGTAACACGTAGAGTGTGACACATATCAGTAAAGTGAAGTAATACAAGATTATAGTTATGTTTATTATATAGTATTACTGTAATACAAGAAGTCTACTCTACTCTAGAAACAGTGTCAACCCTAGAGTTATAACTCTTAGAGTTTAAACATTTCCTATGTCCACTATCCTATTTGCAACACATTCTATATAGTTAAACTCTTTATTTAGTTTTTACTTTATTTTTAGTTTTTACTTAAAGAGTTATAACTCTCTACTACTACTACGTAGTTATAAACGTAAGAGAGGGGCAGTCAAGCGAAAAATGCATGTTGTAACATAAAGTGATAATACTGTAACATATTGTAACATTCCGTGAGCTATAACACACCTACTAGATAAGACCGAATCGGACTTACTTTATAGCTATTACCAAATGCAGGGCTGTATATGCTCTAAAAGGCTGGACTCAAAAATCCACTTCTGTGTAGTTATACATATACGTTATACGTACACCCCCCAGGTGGAGCATGCCTACCCCTCTTTAAGCTATAATTACGGTGATAATGCGTCAAATGTATATAAATATAAGGTAAAGCATTGAAAAGACATACTTTTATAACTGATATAACAACAGCAATATGGGTATGTGTGTATATTTTGAGAAGCTTTTAATTTGTGATCACAAAACTGTAAAAGACATGTATGAAATAACA